GTTATTTGATTGTAAAACCAAAGAGCAAAAAAACTTATGAGGTAATAAAAGTATGATTGAAAAAAATATAAATATACAAGTTACCAATATTGAAGAAGCACTAAAATGGTTAAAGACTTGTCCATTTCAATATGCAATATCTTCAATGCAAGGTGGGTTTTTACATATTAAAATATTTGTACCAACTGATAAATTTATAAATGAGGAGAAATAAATGGGTGGACTAAAATTTTATAATTTTTGCAGTAAAGATACTGTTAAATTTAAAGTGATAACAAAAAATAAAATTACTTATTATTTCAAGATTCATCATATAGACGACACTATAGGATTGTATGATAATGATATGAATTTAATAAAAACAATTAAAGGGGTGATATAATGATAGAAACTAGAAAATACTTAAAAGAAATAATTAATTGTAATTTAGACCCAGAAAGAAAAGTACAATTATTATCTGAATTAGTTGAACAAGTAATAGATTACTCAGAGGAATTAAAAAGTTTACAAGATAGACATAATGCAAGAACAAAAAAAATTCTTTCGAGTGGGGGTTAATATGAACAAACACATTTTAAGACATATCTTAAAAAGTACCCCAAAGAGATATACATTTTGGAACACACATTTGCGTTTCAAAATATTAGGAATTTGCTTTTTATTATTTATTATTTTTTGCCTAGCTGGGTGCAGTTCAAAACGAATAGTAGATAGTAGAGGTAAATCATCAGCGAATGTCGAAGGCGACATGAACAGATACCATGATGACTTATATACTTGCGAATCCTTAGTAAAAGATGAAACAAATTTTTTAGTAGATGCTGGAAAAGTAGTGTATAATTCATTAAGATTTAGAGTGTTATGGCTATCACCTAAACTTCAAACAAGGAAAGATTATATAGATAACTGTTTGGAGGGAAGGGGATATAACATAGTAAATAAATAAAATAATAATAATGAGGAGAAAAATATGAATGAAGGAAAAATAGCTAAGACATACGACAATAGCAAAACTAATGAAGAGGGAGTATATATTAATAATTATGCTTTTGATTTAACAGATGGAACTAGATTGTATTGCAGAGAAAAATTAGATCCAATTCCACAGCCAAATTCAACAATAAGTTATGTTGTAAAAGGAGTTAAAACTTCGGCTAACGGAAATCAATACAGCAACGTAGAATCGGTAAAAGTGATTGCAGAAAGCAGTCAACCAGTTGCAACTACTAATGGTGCTAATGGATTCAAACCTGATGCTAACAAAGACAGACTTATATTTGTTACTGGTGTTGTAGGTAGAGCTATGGGTAGTGGTAATTTTTCTGAAGAAAAAATAGATGTCATTACTGAAAGAGCTATTGCATCTTTTAATAAACATCTTGGCTAATGAAAGATTATAAAAAACTTTTCAGCAGATATTGGGGGTATCAAGATCAGACCCCTATTTGCTGGGGGTGTAATCAAGCTGTAGGGGTAGATATACACCATTTGATACCTAAGGGTATGGGGGGAGTAAAAAACAACAGATTAAACAGAATAGACAACTTATTTTTATTGTGTCGTAAGTGTCATGAAATGGCACACAAAAACAAAGCTATTAATGAAAAATATAAAAAAATGTTAATAGAAAGAATACAACTAAAGGAAGCTGGTTATGTCTAATAAAAAAAATAAATATGAAATAAACTATAAAATGGAATTTAAAAACAGACCCACTAAATTTGAAGTGGAAACAAAACTTTTTAATTTATTAAGAGATGGATTTACTTTGCGAACACCAGAGGAACAAGATGATTATGTTAGAGCAAAAGAGATCAGGGAAAAGAAAAGTGCCTAAAAGAAAAGAAGGCATAAAATTAATTTACAAAGCAGAGGAATACTGGAAAAATTTTGTACATTTAAAAAAATGCCATGAGTGTGGAGAGGTAGCAGAACACTATTATAGATTTAAATTCTATTGTGAAGATTGCTACCAAAAACTAAAAAAACAAAGGGAGATAAAATGAACATAAGAAAGATAATAGATTCGTATAAATACGGATTAATAGATGGATTATTTAGAGGAAAAAAAAGTAAAACTAATTATAAAGATACAAAGTATGTTCGTATCTATAAAGAAGGTTTTGATTTTGGAGTAACTTTAAATCCTTACAGAATTAAAAATGACTGATATTTATAGCTTACAATTTGACCCACATAAGTTATCTCATCAACAAGAGCAGTTGGGTTTAGAGTTTAGTGATAATGACACAGCACTAGAAATAATGAAAAAAGAATTGCAACTAATAATATCAGAATTAACACTTTATTATTCTCAGAATATAAAGTATAAAAACACTTCAGAATTAAATGCACATATTTATTCTGATAAAAGAATTAAGGACTTTAACATTAGATATGAAAAAGTACTTAAGCAGAGGAATCGGTCTAAAATTAGATACGAATCCTTTAAGACTTTCAGAGACGATTTGAGGACTAAAGTCGTTTCAGAGAGAGAAATGGCGAAACACAACATTTAATAGAAAGGAGTATGTTATGAGCCAACCAAAAATAAAAAAACTTACACAAAAAGAAATGATACTACAACATTTAAAAGAGGGTAAAGCGATTACCCCTTTAGATGCACTTACTAAATTTGGTTGTTTTAGATTAAGTGATAGAATATTTGTGTTAAGAAAAGAAGGTAATGATATATCTACAAATTATATAACTAAGGGTGGCAAAACTTTTGCTGAATACACTTTAGAGGGAGAAGCAAATGAGTGATAGATTATTTACTGAGGAAGAGTTACAAATACAATCTGAAAAACTTGATTTAGATAAAGAAAGAACTTTAGCTAGATATAAACCTGAATTTGATAGTATGAAAGAACTTATACAAGCATTAGAAAATTATCAGTCAAAGTATGGAAAAGAAAGTAATGTATATTTTGAGATTTTAGATTTAAAAGCAAAACTTTTAAAAAACAAAGAATCATTAGAAGAATTTTTAAAGGTGCTGTAATGGAATATATTACTTTTTTTATTACTGTGATTTTATTTGCTATATTCATTCAGGTAGTTGGTGTTATATGATAGAGCATTTTAAAAAGTTTGATGGTGGTGGTAAGAAAGACTTACTGCCACTATCTTTTAGTCAGCTCACAGAGTTTGCTTTTCATAGAGAAAGATGGGCATTAAAAAGATTGTTTGGTTATGAGTTCCCATCTAGTCCAGCTATGATTCGAGGAACTGTAGTAGAATCTGGTTTAAATATGTGGCTCAATGGAATAGATGCTGATGAATCAATAAAAAAAATGTTATCTGAGTATGATGAAAATATTAATCTACTAAAGGGATCAAAAAATTCAGAGGAAAGAGAAAATTTAGTTCCTTTATTTGAAGAGGGTATAAACAGATTAAAGGAGTATGCTTTTAAATTAAATCTTATAGGGTATCAAGAAAAAATAGAAATGAATATACAAGGAATACCATTAATAGGATTTACAGATTTTCACTTCATAGATACCAAAACAAAAGAAGATGTATATATTGACTTAAAGACTACTCTTAGAAAACCTAATGGAATATCAAATAGTCATGCTATGCAACAAGCAATATATCAAAGTTCAACTAACTGCTCACAAAAGCTATGGTATTTAGTTTGCAAAAAGTCTGGTACTGAGTTTTATGAATTTAGTTTAGATAATTACAAAAGACCAATGCAAATTTGTGAACACATAGTCAAGGTTATGGGGAACTGGTTAGCAAAAGTTGATTCGTTAGATGATGTGAAAAACTTATTGATTCCAAACCCTGATGATTGGATATGGAAAGATGAAGCAGTATATAAAGCTAGAATGGAAGTATGGGGGTATTAATTACCCCTTTACCAAAAATAGCATTTAGGTTTATTATAAAATAGAGGAGAAAATAATGACATTTATAAGTAAAGAAAGCAAACCCCAAGAAAAATTAAAAGCATGGTATTTATTTACTGAAGATTTTATTGCTGGAACTATGAGTAATACAGCAGTTGAAGTAGGAGTGTATATAAGATTGTTATGCTGGAACTGGAACAAGAGATGCCAAGGTATACCAAAAGATAGCAATACATACTATAGAATAGCAAACTGTATCACAGAGGAGGAAAAAAAAGCTTGTGAAACAGTATTGAAACAATTTTTTGTTGAGGTTCAAGATCATTACCAGAATGAAAGACAACTGCAAGAATATTTGTTTATCACTAAAAGAATAGAAGCATCAAAGCTAAATGGAAGGCTTGGAGGTAGACCAAAAAAACCTAGCATAGAACCTAGACCTAACCTAGATAAAACCCCTCCTACCCCTACCCCTACCTCTACCATTAAACCTAAAACCAATAAAAAGGATTATTTCCCTTTATTTTGGAATAAAATTATTAATAAGGTAAGTAAGGGAATAGCAGAAAAGAATTTTAAAAATATTGATGATAAGTGGAAAGAAAAACCAGAACAACTTGCAGAAACTTACAATAAATATTACAGTTCTATAGAAGATAAAAAATTTGCAAAACAACCAGCCTATTGGTTGTCAGCAAAAAAGTATGAAGATGAAGAAGCTAAAATAGAAAACAACTCAGGAGAAGTATATCCTCTAAGGTTAAAAATGTTCAAACAAGCAATACAAGACAAAGATAAAAGTTCTTTTATACAAAGTTTTGCTAATCAACATTTTCCAGATGTTCAAAGAGCAATCAAGGAGGGCGAGTTCACAAAAGAAGATGCAATTAAATATTTAAACATGGGTAGTAGACTTTGACAGATAGATTTAAAGGAGATGTTCCTAGACAAGATTACACCTTCTATAGTATGGGTAAAAAAGAAAAGAATGATGAAAAACAAAAAGATAAATTTTCGACTGGTAAATGGTTATTCTGTTGTAAGTGTGGAGCAAATCCAATAATCAAAGTAGATAATGCTATAGAATATATATGTGAAAAATGTTTAAAACAATATTTCAAAGGCAAAGTAAAATGGAAATTATAAAGAAAGCAGAACTCTTTAGAAAGTTAGTTATTGAAATAGATATAAAAAAATATGATCAAAAAGAATATGAGAAAATAGTAAATTTAATTTATCAAGATATATTCAGAATAGAATAATGGCTAGACCTAAGAAATATAATATAGATGTAGAACAATTAAAAAAGTTAGCTAAATTTGGTTGCACTAACAAGGAGATGGCAGATTTCTTTGGGTGTTCAGCAGACTTACTTGAAAAGAGTTATTCGGATATATTGCTAAAAGGAAGGGCAGAGCAGAAATTAAGGTTAAGACAGCTACAATGGAAGTCAGCAGAAAAAGGTAATGTAACTATGCAAATATTTTTAGGTAAGAACTTATTAGGTCAACAAGATAGAATAGAAGAGAACCAGTTAGAAGAGCCTTTAGTATGGACAAATGATTGATGCCACTAACTGAACCACAAAAAGCAGTAACTAATTCTAAAGCTAGATTTAGGGTTTTGATTACTGGTAGAAGGTTTGGTAAAACATATTTAGCAATAAACGAAATAGCCAAGTATTCAAGTCAACCTAATAAAAAGGTCTGGTATGTAGCTCCTACTTACAGACAAGCAAAGGCAATATGCTGGAATGTGTTAAAAGAAAAAATGTTAGCACATAGATGGGTTAAGACTATCAACCATAGTGATCTTACTATTACATTAAGAAATAACTCAACAATTACCTTAAGGGGGTCAGATAATGAATCAGCACTAAGGGGGGTTGGGTTAGATAAATTAATTATTGATGAATTTTCAGACGTAAACAAGACAGCTTGGTATGAAGTATTAAGACCAACATTATCAGATACAAATGGTCATGCTTTATTCTGTGGAAGTCCAAGAGGTTTTGGTAACTGGAGTTATGATCTATTTAAGATGGGTGAAACAAACAATGAATGGGAGAGTTTCAAATATACTACATTAGAAGGTCAGCAAGTTAGTAAAGAGGAAATAGAACAAGCAAAACAAGATTTAGATTTGAGAACATTTCAGCAAGAATATGAAGCAACATTTGTAAACTATTCAGGAATGATATATTATAATTTTAGTAGAGAAAAAAATATAATAGAAACATATAAGGATAATGAATTGTTTTATCACATAGGACTAGACTTTAACGTAGACCCAATGTGTGCAGTAGTAACTACAATAAGTA